TTTTGTAACATTTCTTAACATTCTTTTTTCATGATTTTTTGGCGCGGGTTCAAAACGCCATATTATTTAAATATATTTGAAATTGGTTGAGCAGCTCTCATTACCTGTCCTCCACCACCGCTGACGATAGTCGTACCTGTTCCACCATTATTTATTGGAAACGGAACTACTGCTGGGGCAGATGCTGCAGCAGAGGCCTCTGTGTTGCTGACTTGATTATTAAATGATGCTTGAGATAAATTGGAACCGCCACTCATCACTGCTTGTGCAACAAACTTCTCTCTATCCATACCAGAAAGCTTCATCGCTTTTGCTTGCTCCCTTGCTAACTTGGCAATGGCAAACTGTTCTTTAGTCAATGCCTTATCTGGTCTTTGACCTGGTGCTAGAGCACCAGGGGGATTAGTAGTAGGTGCTGGTTTTGGTGCTGGTGCTCCTGGTTTTGCTGGTTTTGCTGCTGGTGTTCCAGTTCCACTTGCTGCTGGTGTTCCAGTTCCACCTGCTGCAGGAGCAGGTGTTGGTTTAGGTGGTGCAATACCAAAAAGACCTTCATTTAGGGCATTAAATGATTTCTCCATTTCCGCAAGAATATTTGCATCAGAATCTCCCCCAGATCCAGTATCACCACCAGATGATGAACCTGATGTATCACCACCAGATGATGAATCTGTGTCGGTTGAGGCCCCAGACTTATCAACCTTTGTGACACTGGCACCAGATGGTCGTCCAGTACCAACTTGCCAGTGCCAAGCCTCAAATCCACCTGGATTGTTAGTTTCTAAACCAGGTATTTGATTGAAACCATATCTCTTAGAATTTTTTCTTAACCACATATATCCTTTCGTACTGGGCCAACTCAAATCGACTGCCAATCCCCATGAGTGTGGTGAAGATCCTGGTTTTGCTGCTCTAGGTGATCCGTAGTGTTTATATGTTGCCACTTGATCCTCATACGATCTATAAGAAGAAGACAATCCTAAAGGATATCCTGCTGCCTTGGCATCATCCCACATCTGATTAAATTGTGGTGCAACTTCCTTTCTTAATTTACCACCACCTCTGATTGGTGCTAATGCAGACGCTGGTATATAGCCGTTCTTATAATTACCACCTAAAGCAAACTTTCCTGGTTGTTTATCTGGAGCCGACTTTGCTGCATTTTTGGGTGGTGAATCTGCCTTAGTTTGACTAGAATCAATACCATGAAGACTCTTCCACAATTGTCCACCTTTAGCCATTTTTTTAATGGCGTCCATCTTGTCATATTTTTTAAATTTCGCTATTCTATCTTGAAGTCCATTTAATCCACCATTAATATTTTTAGTCACAGTATTCATACCGTCCATACCTTTGGCCGCAGCACCTCTATTAACTCTAGCCAGCCAATATGCTAAGGCAACTTTTGCTGCATTACCAGGTTGTGCTAGTTTCTTTGGATGTTTTTCTGCGTCAGGAACACCTGCTTTAGGACCATAAGTTCTATAATTAGCACGTCCAGTAATTTGAATATATCCTCTTCCTTTGTATCTTTTTCCATCCCCAGGTTGAGTATTACCTAAATCTCTTCTACCTTCATATGCAGCCCCAGAAGCAATTTCTTCCATGTATCTACCTTCACCCGATTCATGACCAACTTGAGCCATAAACATGACTCTTTCATTTGGATTTTTAATACCACCTTTATCCATAGTTTCTTTCATGATACCCAAATATCCACTGCCTGAAATTTGAATATTTGCAGTACCCGTAGAGGAGTCATCACCGCTACCAGCAGCTGCACCAGAACCAGAACTGCTGCCGCTTCCTCCACCTCCTCCACCGCCTTCTTTGCCACCGCCGCCCATACCTTTCTTGAGGTCTGAATCTGCTAATAAGGCCCATACGCTTAATACGTTTGCTAATTGACCTCTTAAGGTCATTGGTGTATTACCAGGTTTATTAGTTTTCCTAAAGGAGGGAGCTTTAGTACCAATTTGTTGAGATAGTGGATCCTCCATTCCACCAACTTTATCAACCGTTTTAGAAATAGACTCTCCGCTGCCCACACCACCAACCATGCCCAATCCTAGTTCTGCTTTGATCTTATTAAGATCACTACCTAATAATTGTTTGGCAATCTCTGCACCAGGCCCCATCCCCTCCAAGGATCCCAGCATTGCAGCCATGAGTGTTGCTTGTGTTTGTTTATTACCGCCACCACCTTGGCCAAGAGGAACAACTGCTTCTGGTCCATTTTCGCCCAAGTAGGCAAGAGTGGGTTTGTTAATGACACCACCCGTTTCTAGTTGAGGAATCTTTGGTAGTGAATCTTGGATAGCCTTGAGTGGACCCATGATTCCACCAATGATATTATTAAGAAATTCGTTTTCTTTCTTAACTACATCAGGGAAGAAGTCTCTACCAAATAGATACGCATCCAATGCCATAGAGATCATTGGACCAGGAACAAATCCAAATAGTCCAGACAAATCTAAGATAGCAGATAATGCTTCAAGGGCAGCACCAGACTTATCACCAGATTTTAATCTATCATAAGCAAAATAAAGGTTTACTAGTCCACCGATAACTGGAATTGCTTTTCCACCAAGCTTACCAAGCATTTTCTCGCCACCTTCCTTGGCGACTTTTTTCATCACTTTATCATAACCAGGTATTTTTGTAATAGCATTTTTAGCAGATTGACCTGCTTTTTTTGCAGCAGATATTATTCCTTTCTTTTCAAGGAGATTATACGCACTCTTAGCAATTGGTGTTAATTTTTCTCTAATTCCTTTTTCAAACCATTTTCCTGATGCTGCCAGTTTATCTCTGAGACCTCTGGTAAGACTACCGCCAAGCATCTTGACATTATCCCATCCCTTCATGACACCAGACTTCAGGTTATCCAGTCCACCTGCCGCTTTCTTCTTCCAAGTATCAAATAAATCACCAGCTTGACCAAGAGGACCCTTTGGTCTTGGTGGAAGTTTTTTAAACTTACTTCTTACAGCAGTAAGTGCTTGTACTGGATTTTTACCTCGTGAAATTAAATCATCATAATACTTTGCAGCATCATCACCATATTCAGATGCAATTTTTTGTACTGCTGCCCTTGGTTTAGCAGATGGAGTTGGCGCTCCGCCTGGAGTTGCTGCTGGTGCAGCAGGCGGGGTAGGGATTGGTTTGTTTCCAAACACATTGAACCAATCTAGTAATTTTATTAAGTCTTTAACTAGATTGAATGGATTTAGATATGAAAGGGCTTTGAATCCTGCAATTCCAATCAGGACTTGTCCAAGTCCAAGCATGACCTGCTTGAATCTATCAAACCCCTTTGCTTCACCATTACCAAAAATATTTGCTACTCCTGTAAGGAAGAAATCAATTGATTTATATGCAATATTAAATATAAACTTAAATACTGTACTTAAAGTATCAATAAATACCTGGATCTTTTCTCCATTTTTGGGATTTGCTAACCATCCTAAAATCGCTTGTGTTATAATTGCTCTTAAGGCAAACTCAACAATACCTTTAAATGGTCCAAAGATTTTTTCCATAAGTTGAGTAAAGAATCCCTTTTCTTTAGTTTTCTCAACTTGTTTTTTTGTTTCTTCACGAACTGGTTTTAACTTACCACGTTCTTGAGAATCTTCTGCTGCCTGATCTCTAGCTCTTTGTTGCTGTCTTCTTCTAAGTTCTGCTTGCTTAGTAATTAATGCTTTCTCAGAAGTTAATGTTTTAATGAACTGTGCCTGAACTCGGCCAAGCGATTCTATCGAACCACCAATCCTATTAAAACTTAGGAGAGTTGCACGACCCATCGATACAGCAGCAGATCCCTCGGCCTGTCCCGTTGTCTTCTTTTTATCTGGAGGACCCGTTATCTTTTTGCCTGCTGCAATAATGGTTGCCCCACCCTTAGACGTATCCATTTTATTACTTGCTTTAATAGCAGTAATCATGTTTGGATTAACGTACTTATAGGGTTTGATACGTGACATTAGAGACTCTGCTGACCTTTGGCTGCTTGTTGTTGTTTCTTATATCTTTCTTCTTCTTGTTTTAGGTGACCAAGAAGTTTCTCAACATAGTATGCCTTCTCCCATGGAACCATATTTTCTAAATCATTATAAGACCATTTATGATAATGGATTAACGCAAAGTTTGTTTCGAGATGACTCTCTAATGTAGCATGAAGTAGGGCTATGCGAAAAAACTTCCCAGACCTTCCAATTTAATTTTACTTACCACTCCAGTATTGGGGTTTTCAACTTCAATTTCATGCTCTAGTTTAGGCATAGTGGTAAAAAAGTTTTGAATTTTTGCAAACTCACTACTTTTTAAACCCTCAAGGAATTCCATAACTTCTTTCTTGGAATATGTTCTGCAATCATATACTTCGTCACCTTGATAGATCTGAGCCATACAAGATACAGATAGTTCAAACATGTTATCGACAGTAATATCTTCACCAGTGAAATTAAGTTTGATAAACATATCCAATGAAGGATACTTCATAATAATACCAATATCATCTGTCAATTCAATTTTAGTCGTATGTCCTTCTGGGAAAACTACTTGAATTGCTTCCAAATCAATATCAATTTCAGTCGTTGTCTCACCATCATCAGGACAAGTAACTACAACTCTAGAGACTTCACCAACAGACTTAGAACGAATTCTGAGAAAGACATATTCAATATCAAAGGTAGATAATTCTTCTACTCTTGTTTTTAAGTTAGTACAATTTTTAATGATGGTCTTAACAGCATTCATCATATCTTTTTCTTCACCCAATTGCATGGCAGTGAGGAGTAATTTTTCCTCCTTAACTAGAAATGGGCGATACTTAACTGTCTCTTTAGTTGATGGCAATTCCAATTCATATTCAGGAACCACTAATTTAGGTAAAGGCATAATTACTCCAGTTGCAATAATATATTATAAATTTATTTATCTACTTTCCTGGACCCGATTTTGAAGGTGTCGCTCCTGATGGTGATGCAGGGGGTACAGTCGTAACTGTTGGAGTGCCAGCACCGCCAGCACCGCCAGTGGTGATGAGCGTAGGAGTACCTCCAGTCGTTGGTGCAGGTCCAGCTGCGAGAGAAGCATTGAGAGCAGCGGTTGATGCCTTAACACCTGCTGATCCTACACTACTTGCAGGCGTCTCATATTGAAGTGCCGAAGACTCTGAAGGAACAAAGAAGCGATATCTCTCAAAGTAAAATGATACTTCCATTGTAGCATAATTTGCAGGCCCAGATTGTAACTGCATACTACTAATATTAAATGGATATACATTTTGCATAGTCCATGATCCTATACATCTATTCCAACTTACTGTTCCTGGGTGTGATCCAGTACTAGCAGCAAGACTACCACTTGTATATGCTGCAACGTTATATGGTTTAACTCCACCACGTTCATATTTAAAAATATCTAGGTATGTGCATACCGCATCATCATACCATGATACATACTGACCAGCATCTGAGGCGGTGTAGTTCATCCATCTTTCGAAGAAAGTCCTCGTGAAATAAGTTCTAGGAACAATAAATTGAATACTAATCTCACTAAATGAAGTACCTGTTGGATATTTCCATTGTGATCCGACAGATTTTAAAACTCCAGTTGTGATTTGTCTGCTAGGAACCGTTACATCAGTTGCATAGTAAGTCAGCAATCTAGATTTATCGTGACCTGGGCCACTTGTAACACCATTGTTGAAGTAAGCATTAAAGTCACTTCCTGCCAGCACATTAGGCTTCCTACGAAATCTAACCCAATATAGATTGTTATACGAAGGAGGATGTCGTTGCGTCAAAGATCTAAATCCTTGGAAACTATTTGCACCCGACAAACTTGTTACTGCTACTGTCATCGATAAATAGATCTATGATTAATATTATTTATGTCGTATAAAGGAAAGTACACCCCATCAAATCCTGGTAAATACTTGGGAGATTCTAAAAACATTATCTTTAGATCTTCATGGGAACTTAAGTTTATGAAATACTGTGATACCAACGACAATATCTTACAGTGGGGTAGTGAAGAATTGCACATACCGTACATCTCTCCTGCAGATGGCAAACGGCATAGATATTTTCCTGATTTTTTTATTAAGGTAAAAAACAAACAAGGTAATGTGAAAAAATACTTGGTGGAAGTTAAACCATTCAAACAAACTATTGAACCACCAACACAAAAGAGAAACACAAAAAATTATATTAATGAAGTTGTAACTTATGCCATAAATAAAGCTAAGTGGAAAGCAGCAGAAGAATTTTGTCATGATCATATGTGGGAATTTATCATATTAACCGAGAAGGAATTAAAAATCTAAATGGCAAATTTCTATTATCCAGTTACACCACCAGTCACAGGAGCCGATGGTGCAGGAGCAGCCGAATTAGGAGGTCTGTTCAATCCTGGTGCTTCTTTTCCAACAGCATTTAAAA